ATAGCATGTTTTTGAGTTTTTATTTGTTCTCTAGTTATTGTAATTGTTTTCATTTTAAAAGGTTTTTAGGTTGTTGATAAAATGGTACTTCTTCAGGTTTTTTATTTAATGTATGTACCTGATAGTAAGCATCATTTACTATTTTCTTGTGAGCAATTATCCATCTATAAAAAGTTCTTATATTAAGAAAAGGTTCAAAGTCGCAAAACCTTACTCCTTGATAAAAAGAATCTTTTATTTGTGTAAAATACATTCTTCGGAATCTATTTTCTTTCTGTAAATCTTCTGCTAATATTTTTGCAAGAGAAGCCATTGTTTTAGCATCTGCTCTATGACCTAACTCTACTGATGTCTTAGCAATTAGGTCTAATGTCTTTTCTGTTAGTTCTTTTATATTTTCTTCTTGTAATGTTTTCATTTCTTAAATTTATATTTTGACATATCATTTTTTATCAATCTCCTATGTACATATACATAGTCTTCTTTAGGTTCTTTAAATCTTTTACCTATCTCTAACTTACCACTATACTTAAAATATTTGTCCAAATCTATAGTATTTTTTTTATATAAGTTTTCTAAGTATATCATTTGCTTGTATTCATCTATCATAATAAGTTCTTTGCTTTTTGCCATTCATCTATCTGTGCATCTAATTTAGATGTACCTGTTTTTTTAGGTGCATCCCATTTCTGAGAATTTTTCGCCCAACGAGCAAGTCGCCTTTTCACATCAAAAGTAGATTGTTTTTGAAAACGCATTTTTGCGTTAGCACTTTCAGAATTTTTTTCTGTCCAATAATCTATAAAATCTTGTTTCATTTCATTAGGATAATCAAAGTACATAACATGATTTTCAAATTGCTCTATAGATATATTATTACTTGTAATATTAATACTTGTATTATTATACTCCGTGATTTTCGGTATAGGGGTGTCCATCTTTTTCAGTATACCTATACATCTTTTCGTGATTACGTTCCTTAAATCTCTTTCTATTGTAACTACAATAAAACCTTTATTTTTTAAATCAGTAATCCAAGAACTAATAGTATTTTTATTTACATTATATAAATTAGCAAAGTAATTATTAGAAGCAAAGCAAAAGCCATGCTTGTTACTTAATGCAGTTATTTCTCCATATAATAATTTAGCATTAGGTTTTAAATCTGAATACCTTACGTTAGCAGGTATTATTGCGTAGTAATTTGGTTTTTCGTTCATAATGTTATAATTTCTGTAGAGTAATCTATTTCAGTTAATGACTGCTTAATTATATCAATATTTTTTGAAAACTCCAAATATGTAGTCGGTAAGGTATAATTTGCCTTGCCACTTGTTATCTTAATTTTAACTTGAGGTTTAGCAGAAATTTTTATACCTGCATCTATTAATAATCTACATATCTCATCTCTACTACTTAATACTACTTTAATCTTTTCAGCTTCAGTAAAAGCATTGTAAACTTTGTTAAAAGTATTTCTATAAAAAGGAAAAGTAGCATAGTTAGATTTATGAGAGTTAATATAATGTAATACAGAAGTTCTGTCTTTATTTATTATTTCTGCAATAATAGTAGGGTGTATATCTTTAGTCATTATACCTATTACTGTCGCAACCATTCTAGGTACTAACACTTCTTGCTTTCTAGTTTTATATGCTAGTGAACCCTGTTGCAACCCTACTATTTGTGTAGTAAGGTCGCAAATGGTTTCAAATTTTTCTCTATCTGTCATAATTAAAATGGTAAATCTGAATCAAACTTTTCAGCTACTTTATTGATTTTAGTTTGTGTAGGAGTTAAACCCCATACCCACTCATAAAACATTTGAGCATTTTTAAGTACATCTTCAGGACTACATTTATTATCGTAATCTACTGCTGCTTTTAAACTTGATTGTTTTACAATAAGTTTCTGCACATCATCTTGTTTAGGACTTGATTGAGTTTGATTATTCTTTTGATAATCTGTTACAATCTTAATACTTCCCTTGTCGTTTATAGTGTAAGAAATATCTTGTCCTACACTTAATTTAGAATCATTTGACTTACGATATATTTTACCTAT